GCCCTTTCGGTATAGTGATTGTCTATGGATGAGGATCCTTTTATGTTAAAAAGGTGACCCTGCCACACGGTCTAAGACCGTTACGACGTCACAGATTCCCGATGAAGCTTTAATAGATCGAAAACACGATCTAGCCATCAGATTGACTTTCTTATTACGTAACATTAAGTGATTTGAAACTATTTCCTGTGGTTCTACAGTGTATGATGGTAGGATACTAGGTACATTACCATGCGCTCTAATCTTAAATGATTAGTGGTCAATGGGGTTAGTAGCCCTTAAGAGGAGATGATTTTATCTGCCTTCTCTAGACTACGAGAGTTATTAGTGTAGCACATAGGTCCTATCTGGAGACTATTAGACGGTCAGAAACCCTTAATCGGGCATCCGATATGTTTAATACAGCTCCAAATGGAAGCTTTCCATTCCCTATCACGGTCGCTGCAGCCCTTCGAAAGAAGGAAACTGGAGGTTAAAAGCTTATAATCAAAATTCTACAATAAAATTAAAATTCAGACATTATAGTCCGACTTTCAATTTAGGTAGTTTTGCCTATAAACGTTTAGCCGCGATGACCACTAGAAATAATGGTCATGCAATGGTAGGTCTGTTCCAAAAGGTCCAGATCACCATTGTAGGGAAGGTTACTAAAATGCTAACAAATGTCACTACTAGATATTTTAAGCAGCTTCAGAAAATCGCAAGAACCCAGGGTATTCCTGGCTTAGTTAAGTACCTTAAGGCCTGTTCTGTTGCGCTTCAGCAAGCAATTGCTGGACACAAGACAGTTACAGGAACTCGGGTTTCTCGGACTAAATCAGGGCTACCACGGATTATTCCTGTTCAGTTGAGACGTCTTATTCGGGGTGGAAAGTTTCCATATATTAAGTTCAGTTTAACTTTACTTTCTATATTTAGAGACTTCATATATCCATCTCCAGTTAAATTGTCTTCAATTACTTCGCCATATTCCGGTGAAAAAGATGCAATATCAAGATGTTTAGGTTATTTACCTAACTTTGATAAGATCTTTTTAAATCGTTTTGTTCCACGTAAGTTCTGTCATGATAGACGAGGATTAGTGAAAGGAAGATTTTCCTTTTCACCTTTATTCAAGTCTTCACCTCAGGCCCCAAGTGAGACAGTATCATTCCATCCAATAACATTAGTTCGGTCAGCGATAGCTCTTAAGACAGAGCAAATCGTATGATTAGCTACTTTATGTAGAGTTATTTATCCCAAGGATTCTTCTGAGATTATGGATACCTATCCGCTATTGCGGATTACAGGTTACGATAAGCCTCGAAGAAGACGAATCTTTAGAGATTCCCTTGATTATATCCAAATCTGTCTAAGGACAGTAATGGGTCTAATGAAGATAAGTAAACCTTCAGAAGTAGACGTAAACGATCCAATGTTAACGTTACGAATGATACGGAGTCTTGGTTTGACTCCGGCGATTGTAGGTATGACCAATACTTACACTGGAAAATTGGGACTGAAACAGGAAGCTGCAGGTAAAATGAGAGTCTTTGCAATGGTGGATCCATGGACTCAATGGGTTATGAGACCGTTCCACAAAGGAATCTTTTCGATTTTGAATAGAATTCCTATGGACGGAACCTTTGACCAATTGAGACCTCTGAAGAGAGTACGGCCTAACCAGCCATATTTCTCTATGGATTTGTCTTCTGCGACAGATCGATTACCTATTGATCTTCAGACTGATCTCTTTAAGGTTATATTTAATTTAACTTCTAAAGAGGCCTCAGCTTGGAAATCTCTACTAGTCGATCGACCATACAAGCTGCCTAAGGACTCAGGGTCTCCTCTTAAATCTGTTACCTACTCTGTAGGTCAACCGATGGGAGCCTTGTCCTCTTGGGCTATGCTTGCAATTACTCATCATTTTATTGTGCAGATTGCAGCTTGGGAATCAGGAACAACTAAATCATGAAGATACTTTGAAGATTATGCTATTTTAGGTGACGATATCGTGATATTTAATTCGCGTGTCGCCAAATCCTATCATAGGATAATTCTGTCTCTCGGTGTTGAATGTAATCTAAACAAATCCATCATGTCCCCCAAAGGGATAGGTATGGAGTTTGCTAAGAAGACATTTTACCGAGGAACCGATGTTTCTCCTACTCCTTTAAAAGAGTTGCATGCAGCTCTTTCGAGTCCTACTAGTTTAATTGAGTATAGTTTAAGATATTCATTATCTTTTGCTAAGACTATTAAACTAACTGGGGCAGGGTATAGAGTTCTAGGTGGTCTTTCTAAACCATGGTATAAATTGAATTCTACCGTAAGGTATATTCTTTTAACCCTCTGGCTTAGACAAGACCCAGCATTGTATCTGAATAGTTTACAGAAGGTCAGACGTCACTTATCAAGTGACCATTTCTTATTAACTTTAACAAGTTTTTATAAGGAATTCTTCAGAAGTGAAAGATTGGCGTTTGACGCCTTAATCCTTAAGCTTCAGAAGTTAGAGTTACCTCTATCTGTCTCTTCTATTACTATTCCAAGAGTCCCCGAACGTTTAGTCATACATCTTTATAATATCGTTATTCAACCTCTTAAAGTAAAGTTCAGTAATGAACTAAGAAGTTTAATGTACGATTTAAAGAAGACTTATTACGAGGATTTCTCGACTGATAAAGTTTCTGACATTAATCGTAGATTGTTGACCTTTATTGGTATACGATCTAAGGCTAATGCGATCTTAGTAACTGCTGTTAACCTACCACCTCGGATCACAGATGATGAATTATCATCTAGACCCGGATCGGTTAAGGCTTTCCAGTATCACGCTAGATTTGCTCAAGTTTCTAATCTTCTTTTTAAAAAAGAAAAAGAAGAAGCTAGAATTTCTGATTCTGTAGATATACCATTAACTAAAGGATTTAATCCTATAGTTATTTGGTCTGTGGTCAGACCTTCTTTATCCGTTGGATTTAGAAGACTCTGTTTACCTAAGGTAATTTCATCAATGAATCCATTCCGAAGACCATGGCAGCACTTTACTTGGCGAACCTTTATTGGTTTCCTAGTTAGTGAAGTTATTGGTTCCTTCGTTCTTTGGTCTTCATTGCTATCTATCTTCCTTTTCATTTTCCTTTTATGGATGGGAAAAGGAGATAGCGCATGGAGGGCATTGTATGCTCTTCCATGATTTGATTACTTTAGCCAACCACCAAGTTGGTTTACCTCTGTACAGATGCAGGCTAATTTAATAGGTACTTACCTAAATATTCTAGCTGCTGGACAATCCTCCATCCCAGCTTGGCTTTTATGCCTAGCATTAGCAGGTATATGGAAAACATTTGGATTAATCCATTTGGCTTCTTATTACCTGTCTTATGCAATGAGCTTGGGATCTGGTGCGGCTGTCATGGGAAGTGTTCTTGGAGGAATATGGTTCAACATACTCTCTCCACCACTAACCTTGATGGTCCTTGGTCTAGCACATGTATCTCCACTCATTTCTGAGTGGGCAGGGCAACCTTGGATACAATCGTTACTGCCTACCGTTGATATGTATCATCAGATTCAATCTATGATACAGGTAGCAGTACACGGGGTTGAGCCTTTTGAAACAATTACTCGTTCGGATCTAAACTATGTGTTTACTCCTAATGAGCATACTATTTCAACCTATTTCAGCGACGGAGCCTCTCATTTATTGAGTGAACCCGTTTATGTAATAGATGAAGGTCCCAACCCTGATGTATATCCTGGATTGGATACAGTTGAAAATACAACAATCTCTCGTAGATTCTTTTATTTTTCATGTCTGTTCCCGGGAACTAGTTTTATGCTAATTTCCGCCCTTGGTCTTGGAACCCGTACATTGATTTCATCAATTTTCGGGTAGACACAATATATCTACATAATGTAACCTCCCATCAACGCCTTTAGAGCACCTGACTGTTTGAGTCAGCCAATCTAGAGACGTTAACGTAACAAGAAAACCTATTTGAAGGTTCCCTCTGGTTAAAAATGATTTAATAGAAATATTGAGTCAGGGTAGACCAGAGGTATTCACCACAGCCTGTATGCCAACACGGAGATTACGAT